GAGCAAGATCAGCTTGGCTGATTGGCTCCATATCCAGGTGTGGAGCCCAGCCAGCGTTGATAGCAACGCCTTGAGGATCAATCTCAACAAACTGAATACGTCTTGACACCACTTGATCGGGTTTAGCGCCTTCTTTGACTGAGTGATCAATGATGAACATCACTTTGGGCATCAGACCCATGTCACTTGGATCTACCAGGACTGCGCCTTGCTTCAGCTTGTTTCGGTGTTGTTCTAAAACGAGGTCAGTCACCGATTGCATCAGTGGGTGTCCAGGATGAATCAGGCTTGCCATGGGCGTGCCTACCCGTTCAATCAGGCGGACAAATTGTTTTTCAAAACACACACGCTCATATCGTCGAAGGACTGGATCGGCGTTACGGCGATCTCTGCCTGTGATTTGTCTATCGCGCTCGCGAATATTGGCCGGGACGTGAGTGATTTCATACCGCCCCTGTTCGCGAGGGCGAAGCTCGCCCCCAATCTTGACAAAGGCTTGATTGAAGAACGAGCGGATGAAATATGGTTGAAGTTTGCGAGCTTCAGCTTTTTCCATCTCTTCTTTTACAGCAAACAGGCGTTCGCGCTCATCACCTCTTCGCACAGAGCGTTTCGTTTGATGATGTTCTCAAGGTGCGTGGTGTCCAGAGCCCCTTCAATCTTTTTCAATAAACGCGAACGTACCTCAGGGTCCTCGCCGTAGCGAATCGCTTCAATTAATAGATCTTTCAAACTCTTGTCTTCAAAGACCTCACCAAGAATGTCAAAGACGCGACCACCCAGTGCTTCGCGCTCAACTTCGAGTTTTTCAAAGAGACGCTGGAATACGTCGCCTTCCCGTGTTTCGGAGGCCACCATGTTCCAAAGGTGGCAAACTTCAGTTTGTCCAATTCGGTGGATACCGAGCACTTTACAAAGCCCGCATCTTCAACATCCACGCGGCGTTGAACGAGGACGAGAACAACGTGCTGGTCACGCTGCTGGCCTCTGAGGGCTTGGACGATGGCTAAGTACGAGAGCGTTCAGATTGATGGCCTTGACGCTTTGGCCAGAGCATTGAAAGAGTTGCCTGACCGGGTTGAAAAAAATGGACTGCGTGCAGCGGTCTATGCCGGGGCCAAAGTGATTCGGGATGAAGCCAAGTTGCAAGCCCCTGTTGCCACGGGCGATCTGGGACCCAACCAGCCACCGCCCGGCACTTTAAAGCGTTCGGTGATTTTGAAACAGATCCCTGAGTTATCGAACAAGAACAAACAGACCTTCTTTGTGACGGTTCGCCATGGCAAGAAGTACCGTAAGCAAGGCAAGAAGGGCAACCTCTCGCAAGACGCTTGGTACTGGCGCTTTGTAGAGTTCGGGACCGTAAAGATGTCCGCGCGCCCGTTTCTGCGGCCTGCTTTTGACATGAAGAAAAACGATGCGCTAACGGCCATCAAGACACGGCTTGCTGAGCGCATCGAGCAAGCCGCAAGCGAACTCAAAAAATGATTCAGCAAGACCTTTTCGCGGCCCTCGCAGGTGTGGCCGGGGGAAGGGTGTTTCCGAACGTTGCGCCCAACAACGTGTCAAAGCCCTACGTGGTCTATGCCCGCGTATCCAGCGCACCAGAAAACACCCTTGCCGACGGCGCACCCATTGAAAAAACCCGCCTGCAGGTGGACTGCTTTGACACCACCTACGCCGCTGCCGTTGCCTTAGCCGAAACAGTCAAAGCGGCCATGAAAAGCAGCGCCATCACCCACGTTTTGCTCCTCGAGCAAGACCAATTCGAGCCCGAGGCATTGCTGCACCGGGTGATTTTGGATTTTTCGTTCTGGAATTAATTAACAGGCCATAACTTTTAGGAGAACTCTATGCCAAGCACCGCCATCTCAGCCCAAGGCTCCACGGTCAGTATCGGCACGACCACCGGGTCGGCGCTCACCATAACTGCCGTCTCGCTCACCAATCCCTGTCGGGTCACGCTCTCAGCGGTCACGGCATTGAACAAGGGTGATGTGATCACTGTCGCTGGCGTCGTTGGCACCACGCAGCTCAACGGCAACAGCTTCGTGGTGCAGTACATCGAACCTACGACCAAGATAGTGACCCTCGCTGGACTGGACGCAACTGGTTATACGACCTACACCAGTGGCGGCACGGCCGCCCCTGTGCAGTGGACCAAGATTTCCAACGTCAAGAGCTACAGCGGCTTTGACGGCTCGGCCTCCGAGATTGAGCGAACCAACTTTGACTCGACCGCCAAGGAATTCATTCTTGGCCTTTTTGATCCGGGTGCGTTTGCCATCGAGGTCGACCAGGACAACAGCGATGCAGGCCAACTGGCTCTGATGACTGCGCTGGTCACCGGTGTGGCCAAGAACTTCAAGTTGATTTTGCCCAACGGCAATACCGCAACCTTCACCGCCTACGTGAAGAAATTCAACAGCCAGGGTGCAGTGGATCAGGCAATCCGTCGCTCGGCTGAGCTGCGCATTTCCGGCTCGATCACTTGGGCTTAATTACTTTGGCCTAAGGTCTCTTGCTCAGGGAAGATGCCGCCCACCTTGACCTTTGGCTTTGTGAAGTGGATAATGCACTGTATTACACATGCACAGGAGTGTTACGCCATGACCGCCAGAACCATCAACGTACGCCTGCCCGAGGCGCTTTACAACCAGATCGAAGAGCTGGCCAAGGCGACCGCCCGGACCAAGAGTTTTTTGGCCATTGATGCGCTGACCAACTATGTGCAAAGTGAATCCTGGCAGATTCGTGACATTCACGAAGGCATCAAGGAGGCCGATGCAGGCGAATTCGCAACCGACAAGCAGGTCAGAGCGGTATTTGCCAAATACGGCGCTTGATTCATGTTGATCAAGTGGACCAAGACGGCACTCGCGTCTGTTGATGAAATCGCTGGCTTCATCGCCAAAGACAACCCGACCCGCGCCACCAGCTTTGTGCTGGAGTTGCAGGCCGCCGTGACCAAACTTCAGGCCCATCCAGGCATGGGCCGGGCTGGCCGCGTCCCTGGCACGCGCGAGTTGGTCCTTCACAAGAACTACATCGCCGTTTACCGCGTTCGTGGCGACGATGTTGAAATTTTGAGGTTGCATCACGCAGCCCGAAATATATGACGAACCGGGTCAGCCCCTGAAGCTGACCTTTGACCGCAAACCAACCCGCCCTTGGCTAAAACCTCGGCGGGTTTTTTCATTTCTGGAGTACCTATGACACTACTTTCTAAAACCGCCATCCTTTGCGCCAACGACCTTCAAACAGAGGACGTCGAAGTCCCCGAATGGGGTGGCGCCGTGCGCGTGCGTAGTTTCACGGGTCGCGAGCGTGATGCCTTTGAGGCCAGCATGGTCCGTGGCGAGGGCAAGGACCGCAAGGTTGATCTGACCAATATGCGTGCGCGTCTGGTGGGGCTGACTGTGATTGATGAAGATGGCCAGCGTCTGTTCACCGACGATGAGGTGGATCTGCTCGGTGCCAAATCTGGCGCGGCACTGGACCGGGTGTTTGCCATTGCGCAAAAGCTCAATGGCCTGTCCGGCGCAGATGTGGAGGAACTCACAAAAAACTCCAGCGGCGTCCCGAGCGCCGTTTCTACTTCCGACTCTGCCTTGCCCTTGGATTCCAACACCCTGACCATCTCCTCGCAAGCCTGAGTTCGCAGCAGGTCGCGGAGTGGATGGCGTTTGCCTCTCTGGAAGGCCTGCCGGACATGCGCGCTGACTTTGGCTTTGGCCAGGTCTGCGCCACGCTGGCCAACGTCCATCGCCGCGAAGGTCAGGACCCGTACCAGGCCGATGACTTCATGCCGGGACTGCATGGACTAAGTAATGCAGAGCCTGCCGCCAACAAGGATGCCGATGCCCCGCCAGATGCGGAGGCGCACAGCCGATTGATCTCAGCCCTCTTGGGCAAAAAGGAATAAATCCCCCATGGCAACCCTCGCCAGTCTCGTGGTCAGCCTCGAGGCCAATGTCGCTCGCTTTGAATCCGACCTGAATAAGGCGGAGTTCATGGCCAAAAAAGCCATGGACACCATCGGTAATGTGTCGGAAACCGCCATGAAGGCGGTCAAAGGCGCAGTGATGGCCATGGCGGCGGCATACACCTTTGATGCTTTTGCCGATGGCATCAAGGGGGCGATTGCGTCTGCGGGTGAACTTGACCAGATGGCCAAGAAGACCGGTGCGACGGTTGAAGCCCTCTCGGGCTTGAAGTCGGCAGCCAAACTCTCGGG